CACGATGGCGAGAAACGGGGCCATCAGCGTCTCGATGTCGGGGTCCTTCGGGCCGACCCGGATCACCCCCATGTCACCCCAGCCGATCGTGCCGTCCACCGAGTCGCGCCGGCGGGTGAGCCGGGCGGCCTCGTACTGGGCGGCGGTGAACAGCTGGTCGGGCAGCTCCCCGGCGTAGGTGGGGGTGCCGGGCACCCACTGGGCGGCGACGCGGGCGGTCACCCAGCCGACGGCCGCCGCCAGGTTGGTGGAGATGAGGGCGTCGTCGCCGGTGTCATCCACCCGCAGCAACGCCTTCACATCGGCCAGCACCGGCCAGGCGGCAGCCATCGTTCCGGTCCCCCCGGCTCTACTTGCCGGAGCCGACGGCCTTGGCGGCCTTCGGGTCGGCCTGCTCGGCGTCGTCCTCGCCGGTCGGGGCCGGGATGGTGACGCCGGCGTCGATCTTGGCGATACCGCCCGGGTAGCGGGCGACCACCGGGGCCGCGTACCCCCACACACCCAGCCGGATCGACTGCGGGCCGAGGACCTCCTCGTAACGGAAGTTGAACGTCGAGGATTCGAGGAGGAGCAGGTCGTCGGCTTTGAGGACGTAAAGGTGGTTGTCGACGGCCGCCCACGACGGGATCACGTCGAGGCCGACGACGTTGCCGGCGATATGGCCGTACACGATTGCCTCGCCGAGCCCGTAAGCGTTGACCGGGCCGTGATAGCCGGTGACCACCAGCGGCCGTCCGGCGGTGTCTTTCTGTTTGGCCAGGTACGCCCACGCCCCCTCGGAGCAGAACACCACCCGCGGCGCCGACTTGCGATGCTTGCGGACCGAGGCGCCGGCATCCACGAAGGCGTCGGGCAGGTTGGTGTAGACGGGGGCGGTGCCGGGGTAGGTGATGGTCGCCGCGAACCCGGTGGCGGCCTCGATGGCGGCCACCACGGCCGACTCGATCTGCTCGTTGTAGGCGCCCATGCAGTCGGCGTAGACGATCCCGTCGACCGCCGGGTTCGACCCGTCGACCAGCTGGCGGGACACGTCGACCTTGCCGGTGTAGGTCTTCGGGGAGGTGGTGAGCAGGGTGGCGTTGAAGCTGCCGTCGGAGGGGACGGTGTTCTCCGGGGTTTGCACCCCGATGACCGCACCGGGGGTGGCCTGTATGCCGATGTTGACCGGGTTGGCGCTGTCGATCCCGACCCGGCGGACACTGTCGGCCCAGGGGCGGGCGCCGTGGGCGATGATGGCGAACTCCTCGAACAGCCAGGTGGGCGGGACGACACCGGCGCCGGTGGTGGTGGTGGCGGCGGCCCGGGTTTGCAGGCCGTGCCGGTCGAGTCGTTCGATGGCGTCGCGGTCGTGGCCGATCTGGGCGTGGAACAGGTCACGGAAGAAACGATGCCCGTCGGGGCCGCCGTCCTTGCGGTAGATCTCCGGCTCGGAGCGCACCTGGACGACCGGGGTCCGGTCGCCGGCCGATTCGCGTTCGGGCAGGTTGGCCAGGGCGGTCACGGTGGACTGGCGGCGGTCCTCGATCTCGCGCATCTGCACGATCCGCTCGCCGAGCGGTTTCATCTCCGACCGCAACCCGTCGAGGATGGCGGTTTCGCCGTCGTCGGGGTCGCGGTTCTCGGCCGCGCACCGGTTGACGATCTCGTCGTACTGGCCGAAAAGCTGGTTGTAGTCGGCGCCGAGGCGCTCGAGCAGTCGATTTCCCATATCAGGCTCCCGGGTTGGGGGCGCACCCAGGGCGCGGCGCAGGACACGGTTGCCCTGAGCCGGTTCCCGCCTCGCCGGTTCCCGCTCGCGTACGGGGTTCGACCCTCCGGGGTTCGACTGCTAACCGGATGCTAACCGGTCAGACGACCAGCAGCCGGAACCGTTCCCGTTCGGCCTCGAGCCCGGCCATCCTCGACCGGACCCCGAGCACCTGGGCGTCGGCGTACACCGGCTCATGGGTCAATGCGACATGGTCGAGGTGGGCGGAGACCCGTTCGATCACCCCGTCATCGGCCCGCCTCGAGCCACCCCCCTTGGCCGAGAAGCCGACCGACAGGCCGGTCACCTCCCCGGCCTTGACCAGCTTCAGGGCGTCCTCGCCTCTCGAAGTGTCGTACAGCGACCATTCGCCATAAAGCCCGTCGGCCCGCTCGGCCAGGCTCAACGTCTTGCCGACCGGGTGGCCGCCGTCGATCCGATCCTTGTGGCCGTCGTACAGTTTCACCTGGGCGGTCTGGCCGGAGCCGACCTGGCGGGAGAACACCCCCGGCGTGAACCGCTCCCGGTAGGAGGCGACCTGGGCGGTCACCCCGTAGGGGACGGCCCGGCCGAACAGGGTGCGGCCGTCGCCGTCGGCGCGGAGCTCCATCACCAGCGAGAACGACCGGGTCTGCACCCCCAAAGCGTCGGCGGGCAGCGACCGGCCCGACCCGGCCGACCCGGCATAGGCGCCCTTCGGGCCGGACATGTCCGTGCCCGCGGCGAGCGCCTTCGCCTTGGCCATCGCCGCGGCGCGCTGGTCGGCGGTCAACGTCGACGCCTGGGGGATGCGGGCCAGGGCGTTCGCCAGGTGCGGCATGTCGAGCTTGCCGTCGGCGCCGCGGACCGGGAACATGCGGTGGGCGCCGTCGGTTTTACCGCCGGTTTTGGTGCCGCCCGGCAGGATCAGCAAGAACGCCGAGTCGGGCAGGTCGTTCACCTGGGCGGCCGACCACTGGGAACGCAGGGCGTGCAACGGCTCCATTGGCATCAGCTCCTCTTGCCGTTGGCCGGGGTGGCCATAGGCGTCGCCGGCATCGGCGAGGCGGCCGGCGGGTTGGTCTCCGGGGTGGTGTTGGCGGTCGCCGGCCCGCCGCCCATGCGGGGCATGGCGGGAGCCGCGGCGGGGGCGGGGGCCGGCGGTTTCGGTGCCGGGGTCAACGTCGGCGGTACCGGCGTCAACGGTGACCCCGACAACGGTTTCACGCCGGCCGCCTTCACCTCGGCCGAGATCTCATCGGCCACGATGGCCATCGGGTCGAGGTTCTCGCGGGCCCGGATCTCGTCGACCAGCAACCACTGGCTGGTCGGGCCCGGCCCACCCAAAGCGAAGTTGTATGCCTGGTACAGGCTGAGAGTGTCGGTGCGCAGCATGGCCGACAGATCCCAAACCACCTTCTGGCCGCGGGGGACCAGCTCGATCGACGCCGCCTCCTCGAGCAGCGCCGTCCACGGTGACACGGCGTCGTTGCGGGCCTGCACTTCTTCCATCTCGGCGTTGCGGTAGGTGCCGCCACCGACGCTGGCCCCGAGTTTGGATGGCGGGATCCCCCACATGAGGGCGGTCTCGATCAGCGAGAACTGGCGGGACTCGATCATCTGCGAGTCGACCGGTTTGAAGGCGACCGGCGTGAAATCGGTGAGCTCGTTGAGGACCGCGATCGACGGGGTACCGGCATATTTGGAGATCCACTGGGTTTTGGCCTCGTCGGCCTGGGCCTGGGTGACCTCCGGCCGGTGGACCTTCAACACACCGGTCGGCATCCCACCCGAGTTGAAATAGGACGCCCCGTACGACTGCAGGGCCAGGGCCATGGCGATCGGGTCGGAGGTGGTGTCGATCAACCCCCGCCCCAACGGCCACCCGGCCCGGCCCAAATGGCTCTTGACATGCCAGATCTCCGACGGGTCGTACAGCTGGCCGGCCACATACCAGGCGGCGATCGTCGGGGCCATCGGGTTGCCGGTGAAACGGACCGCCGCCAACGTCGGGTGGATCGGTTTCAGGGTGGTCGGCCAGCCGGTCCGGTCGGTGTCGGTGACGATACAGATCGCATTGCCGTACAGGGTGAGCGCCTCGGCCATCCCGGCCCAGAATGCCATCGGCGTCTGGTTCGGATCCGGCTGCACGATCACCGCCGGCTGCGGATCCACGAGGTCGGTGTCGCGGTACACGTTGCGCGGCAACATCCCGACGGTGCCGCACACGTAGGCGCAGCCCCGCCAGAACGCCGGCACCGACAGGGCATCCGATTCGGACGGCGGCGGCAGGATACTCGAGGGCGGCCACTGCTGCTCGGGGCCGGACATGAACTGGGTCGGACCCATCCACCCAGGCGACCGCGACGCCGGGGATTGGTTCGGCGAGGAGCGGGCCAGCAGCCGGCCCAGACCCACCTCAGCCGACCTCGGCGGCGATACCGAACGCCAGCAGCCCGACACCGCCGGCGACCAGCCCCGCCCATATGGCGAGCAGCCCGAACCCGACCGCCATCGCCGCCACACCGAGTAGCTGGACCATCACCGGTACATATCGTCGCAGGTCAGACGTCGAAACACCACCATGGTCATACGGGGGGTCTGTCACAGGACCTGGATTTTGGCGTCGCCGGCCTTCACGAGCCCCCAGTGTGCCAACGTCACGCTCACGAGCGGGCTGATCCCCCCGCCGGTCTTGCGGGCCCACGCCCACGCATCCCCCAACGGCCGTTTGCGGGCCGCGAACACCGCCAGATTCAGGACCGGCTGCTCCCGATGCCGTACCTGGCCGTCAACGACGGCATCGAAGAACTGGCCGCACGCCTGAGCGTACTCGCGGGCTGTGACGGTCTCGGTGGCCACACCGGCGGCGGCCAGGTCGACCAGCAGCGCCCCCGCCGGCGACCCGGGGTCTATGACCGTCGGCCACGGCTGCCAGCGCCGCTGCAGCTCCTGCAGGCGCCCCACGATCCAATCGGTGTTCGGCCGGTGGTCGACCACCTCGAGGTGGCGGCGGCCGTCGGCCCGCCAGCCGGCCACCCCGATACTGGCCGCGGAGCGGTCGGGGGTGACGTCCACCGAGAAACACGGCAGCCCGGCCAGGCTCGAGCGGGTGTCACGGCACGCCGCCCACGACACCGGGTCGATCACCGGCCGGCCCCCGGATGCCCGCCGGTTCAGGTAGGCGCGGGCGAACTCGCCCGGCTCCATGGCGTCATGGTCGGCCCGGATCACGTCCTCGGTCACGGTATGCCCGAGCGCCGGCATGCACCCCCACCACGTCTGCGGGTCGTCGGGGTCGTCGTCGTCGCCGGCCGACCACTCGAAGTAGCACACCCCGGTCCGCTGGTCGGCCTCGACCCGGGCCCGGCCGTCGTCGACCCGGTCGTGGAGAAAGAAGGACTCGTCGGTGCCCATGGTCGACACCACCCAGATCTGGGCGTTCGGCCGGGTGAGCATCGCCGGCCGGAACGCCTGCGCCAGGCGCTCGTCGCGTTGGGCGAACGCCTCGTCGATGATCCCCAGATCCAGGGTCTGGCCGTGCCCGGAGGACTCACCGGAGGCGGTGATCCCCACCGTCGACCCGGTCGATTTGAACACCCACCGCTCGAGCCCGGTCTGGCGGCGCACGGTGAACAACCTTCGCAAAGGTGTCGAGGAGAGCAGGTCGGCCTGCTCCTCCCACTTGGCCCGGGAGTTGTTGCGGTCCTGGGCGGCGTACAGGCATCGCTGCCGGTCACCCCAGTTGAGCGCCCGGTCGAGCTCGACGGCCAGGACGACCGTCGTCTTGCCCGACTGGCGGGGGACGGTGACCCGCACCTCCCGGTAGGCGGGCCGGCCGTCGGGGAGGAGCTCGCCGGCCACGTTCACCACCTGCGCCTGCCACGGCATCAGCGGCTGGCCCATCAGCTCGGCCAGCGACGCCATCCGCCGCCCCACCGTGCGCCGGTCAGGACTGCGGGGCGTCGCCCACCTGGGCGGACAGGACCGCAAGGAACGCCGAGAGGTCGTCGTCGCCGGTCGCAGGGGACACCTCCCCCCGCAACACGCGCAAAACCTGCAGATACGCCCACGCCGTCTGGGTCACCGGCTCCTCCGACGCGTCGATGATCTCGGCCAACGTGCGCCCCAGGGCGACCAGGGCGGCGTCCTGCGGCTCGATCCGGCCCACCGATTTCAGCGTCGACACCATCCGCTCAAACCCACTCTTATTGCGGCGTCGCGCGGTCATCCCCGGCCAAGTCTGGCCGTTTCGTCCGCCGCTCGGATTGATCCTCGCAAAAAATAG